ACTTTGGCCTGAAGTGAATCTCTCAGCACCATAACTTCGTGTAATTCCTTTAAGTGTTTAATAATGTTTTGTAAATTATTTCTTATATTTTCCTTGCAATCTTTATGTTTGATACTGTTTTGTATGGTTTCATTTACATGATCCATAGTCTTACTGTTCATCTTTTTATTTTGCATGTTGATTACTCCTTTTAATGTATTAATTACACTAACAGCTAGTATTATTTACACTAACAGTTAGTGTTTTGTTTGTAAACCCTTTGATTTGAAAAAACTTATAGGCACCAGGGCTAGGTACCTATAAGCCTATATAACATGAGGATGCTATAAACTTATATAGACACGATATCTTCTAAAGTTTTCTTGGTATCTACTATGATTGGTGTAGTCTCACCTACATATGTAGATGTGATGTTATAACTTATATGATCAAGCGCATCTTCTGTAGACATGCCCTCTTCATTTAATATTTCTACCATTTTCCATAAGTCATAAACTATTTTAGGTTGAATGTTTTCTTGAACACCAATGATGGCATCATCAAATCCATTCATCTTTAAAATATCAACCATTGATTACTTTGTTACTTGATTTTTCTTTTTGATATAAGACTTTATAAATTAGTATTAGCCATAATGAAGATTCTAATTTGAGTATCTTATGATCTATTAATTTTTCATAATGATCTCTCATCACGATAAGCTCAGCTTTGCTGCATGAATTGGTTAGAAATTCGATCATGTTCTGTCTATCTGATTCCAAATCATTAACACTATTACAATCTATTCTTTCCTGTATATCTTTCATTAATCTACTTTATATTTTATTGCATCTTTACATTTCAACATTGAAATCAAATGTTTCATGTATGGATTAGATTTATCTTGTGTATTCTTATCTAAAGAATCCCAATCAGTTATCAAATCTGCTACTGTTCGTTGCGCATTTGATATTGCCTCTTCTGTATTAACACCTGATATTTCAAATAACTTTTGATCATTAGGTTCGAATATAACAGAACATAAACTTGTTAGTCGTAGTTCTAATTGATCGGGCCTTGCAATATTATCAACACGATCACCATATCTATCAATCTTAGTTACATTAATATCTGAATAGCTATCATCAACTATCCATTGCTCATAATACTTATCTATTTTACTCATAAATGTTTACTCCATTTAGATTTGTGTATCTATAGGTGTACCTACATGTATAAAAAAGGTACCCATCATGCTATGAACACGATATTTGTTGCTCTGAACACGATAACTGGCCCTGGAAAAGTTTAAAAAAATCAAAAATTTTCATGTTCGTATAATGTTTTTATGAAATTTTGAAAAATCCAGGGCTGAAAATTAATTTAAAAATAATTTCTGATGATGCGCCAATCTTGGCCCCTGGTTTCGGCTGGTTTTTATGGGTTTAAAATAGGTATTATTGATATATAAAAAATATATCCTTTTTATGGCTTTAGAATGGCCATAATCAGTGTAATTAATTCATTGGTGTATCATGTATCATCAGGCATAAAAAAAGGCCCTAAAATGTGAATCCTAGGGCCTTTTATAAGGTTGTCGTTTTTTACTGGCTAAATATCAAATAAATAACATGCATTAAGACAATAAAAACAATGTAGTCAGCAATCATTTAGCACCGCCTTCATCATCTTCTAGTTCATCTGTAACATTAATCCATTTGAATGGATTGTTTGTATCATATCCACTATCAACAGTTTCAATATGTTTACCATTCACTTGGAAGTATTCACAGATTTCAAAATCAGAAAAATTATCAAACACATTAAAACTGTCTTCACATTTTTCTTCTTTCATTAATTCTTCAACTTTATCTTCAGATAATTCAAAAATATCTTCTCTATAACTTTTAATGATAATCCTCATTTAGCACCCCCTATTAATTCAGCATCTTGAAGTCTTACATCTTTTAAATTAAATAATATAAATTCAGCATCTTCAAAACTATAATGAGTGTGCATATCCTCAAAAATCTCTTCTGAGTTTGAATCTTCATAATCTTCATCAATACATTCTTCAGCTAGTCCAAGAAAATCATATTCCCATTTATCATCAAATTCATGATGGCAGACTGAAGGCGCAATCATTAATTGTTGTTTATCACTTAATGAATCCCATTCATAAGCGGTTACACATCCGGCATCTTCACAACAATCATTGTCTGAATCAAATGTATCAGCATCTCCATAATAAAAACTAATTGAATTTTTTAATTCTACCCAGTCTTCAGCAATGTTTTGAACTGTTAAAGATTTCATATAATTTAATAATGTAATGTATTCATCTATAGCATTAGATTTTTCTATTTTAATTAAATAGGCTTTGCTATCTGAATACCCTTCACCATTCCAAACATCTACAATGTAATAATATTTGTAATGGTGTTCTATTTGTTTTTGTGTGTTCATTTTTGTTACTCCATTTTTTATTTTGTGTTTTTTGTGTGAACCGCTACAGGCCAATATTTTCGGTATCTGTAGCGGTTTCATTTTGATCGTGAGATTGTGCAATATTTGAACTATTGATAATCCCAAATATTAGACTTTTCTTGCTCCTTTTTTTCCTTCTTATTCTTGAAATATTCAAGTACTGGAATTAATGCCATAGCAATCAGACAACCCAGGCCAACTATTACACCGGCTACAAATTCAGCCTGTAATAGAAACCCAAGCGCATCAGAAATGGTATTTGATATACCAGCACTATAAACACCCAATAAGAATGCACTTACTTTTAAATTTAATTTTCTTTCAATAAGAATTTCTAAATTTAAGTATGTGAAATAAAAGGCCAGGATTAAGACACCATTATCAATTAATCCAAAAATTAAAAGTGTTGTTAATGTCATCATTCTTCCCCCTCTTCTTTGTATTCTTCCCAGGAAACCGGATTCTCTCTTGCAGTATCTAAACTTAAAGTTAGTGTAAAAGTTCTGCCGGTTGGTTTGTGTTTGTAATACTCTTCACATTCTCCATTCCCATCAAATTGGGATGAATCAATAAATTCACATTCCCACCATTTAATATTTTCTGTACTCATTTTAGTTACTCCCATTAAAATTAATTTGATATTGGTGATTAGTTGAAACTATTGTTTCACCTTCATCCCAATGCCTTTGGATAGTGTCGCAGTCTATCTCACCATTTATATATTCAAGTTCTGTTGGCACTTTGAATGTGCAACCACAAACTGAACATTCCCATGTTTCATTTAATGCACCGCCAATATATTGTGCATTCTTCAATCCACAATCTTTGGCCCCATCATAGAAACATCCGCAACCCTGTAAGATTTCCATTAGTCCAAATCCTTCAGGATATAAGCGCCTGATTTAATTTTCTTTTCTGTCTCCCTCTTGGTTTCATTTAAAAATATATTTCTATACTTCCCGGTAGTTCTTGAATAATCCCAGGCATTAACATTTAGATAAGTTCTACAGATTGGACTGTCTCCGAATGTATCCATATATCTTGGCTCTGATTCCTTCAGTGCTATTAGTCTCCCATAGCTATAGAAGGCCTCATCTCCATTAGGATATGACACTACCAATTGATTGTTTTGAAGTTGTTTATACTTAATCTTCCTAAGTGTTTCTAATGTTGTTATTGACATATTTTAGTTACTCCATAAATGTCGTTGTTAAGTGTATCAATTACACTTATGGATACATTTATACCATCAATGAAATGTAACTGTCTAGAAAAAAACAGAAACACCCACGATAAGACAAGCGCCAAAAAATAATAAATCTGCTGGAACCCGCATAAACATTAGCAATTGATATGAAATCCCTTGTAATTTGGCTTAAACGTTGGCCTGTAGCGGTTTTATGTACCTTGCTCAGTGTCAAAAATATTGCCCTACACTCCCCAAAAATCGAAGAGGGGGAGATTGCCCCGGGGCATGTCGATAACCCATTCATATTTTTTTACTAAATATTTGGTTGTTGTTTGAGCCACTTAGATAGCTCAGATCTGTATAGTAATTCTGCTATGCCATTAGCTAATGTATTGACTAAGATCTCTTCAGAAGTTTTATCATCACATTCAGATATAGAATATATATGGTGTAGTATTTCATGGATCACTAGATTAGCTGCATCTACTCCACCAGCATTTATAATATCTCTATCAAGATATATTCTGTATGGTACTGAACCAATATAACAACCCTGTTGCTCACCAACCTCTTTGGCCATTATTGGATCCATTAGTACCAAATGTATCTTGGTGTAACCAATGGTCACATACTCAGGGAATACAGCTTTACCCATGACATAAAGATGCTAATAGATACCCTAAGATCACTAACATAACAAACTCAAACCAACTAATCTCAGGTTTAAGATAAATAGTCTTTATCTTATGTAGTATTCCTGGATAGTAGTGTATAGCTATTACTATAGTACATATCAGTATGAGTAGTGTTGTAGTCATCTTATTCCTTTAGTTATATTAGGTGTACCCTAGATACTCAGAGAGGACTAGGTGGTGGTAAGATATCTAAGATACACCCATGGTTCTCTACTAGTTACCTATAGTTACCTATAGTTATACTAATAGTTATGACTAATATCTCACCCACCCTTGATTACCTAAACAGGTACCTATTAGATTTAGTAGGTATCAAGTGTCTACTTTTTGATATTAGGAATTAGTTAATCCAATTGTTTCTAGTCTTACGACCAATTGTATGATCTAAGAATCTATCCAGTTCTTCTTTTAATCTCTCTTCTTTAGCACTAACTAATGCCTCATCCACATCTCTACCTATAGCCTCATTCCATACTTGAACTGCCATAGCTAATACATCTATTAAGTCATCATGTCTTAAACACCCTTTAACCCTGGTAATTCTAGACATCTGATAAAATAATTGATGATCTTTTTCTAATTCAAAGTCTTGCTTAATAAGTTCCTGATTTACTACCAGTCTATGCTGGTTCATTACAGGCTCTAGAGTGTCTATAATCCGCTTTTCTTTTTGGACTGATGATCTTACCTCAGATAATGTAACAGGGTATAATCTGCTTAATATTGGCTCTAATAGCCTATTAAACATACCATCACCAAAGTTACTCTCTACGACTATCTCTTTGACATCTTGGGCCTTTGCAGCTAATGCTAAATCAGCTAATGTCTTTTCATCATAGCCACCATCAAATGATCCAATATCTGTTAAATATAAGATTCCATTTAACATCTTAACGATTGCATAAGCAGTTCTATCCTTACCTCTTCCGGCTGGATCGACTGCCATAACAGCCCCCTCGAATGGATAATATTCACTACTGAAATGCATAGGTGCTACAAAATAATCACCTTTAAGGCCGACATTAGGTAACTCAGGATCTAATGCTTTGATCTGTTCAATCCCACTAGCCCACTGTACTTTCCCTGGAGCCTCATCCCAGGAATCAATCCCTGACATAACCATGAGATCATTTAGTTTCAATGGGTACATATTTACATCAGATAATGAGGTGTCTAACATAAACTGTAGTGCGAATCCTGATCGACCATAAGAGGCCTCACGTTCCATAAGATCTTCATTGTCAAATCTTTGTGGATCTACAGGATCACCAGCTTTTAAATTGTTAGCATTTTCTATAAGTGATGCTGCTAGTTTATGGCCATATTGTGTTAACCCTTTTTCATCAGGATATCTTGCTGACCATATTTGAGTTTTAAATCCTCTTTCTTCTAAATCATTATATAAAGACATTTCAGTTTGTGGTGTGCCTAAAAATACAATTCTACCTACTTCAGGTTTTATAATTGAATCAAATTCTTTTACAGTTTCACCTAATCTATCTCTCATTAGTTGTGTTTGTGAGTTGTTAGCTGATTCAACATCATCAGCAATAATGAGATCGGCTCTCGAACCTGTTAGCTGACCAGTGATACCCATGGATTTACAACTAGGTGCATGAGATGCTCTAGCTGGTCCGACATCAAATGAGACTTTAGATTGTCTTTGATTATCTTTAGGTTTCAAATGTTCACATATTGGTAACTCATGAATCAGTCTTTGAGTAAATGTACTGAAATCATCTGCTCTAGTTTTACTAGCAGATACAACTAAAATGTTTTTCTGAGGATCCATTAACCAATTCCATACTGTAAATGCAGATGTGATCCAAGATTTACCAGCACCCCTAAATGCCTGGATGCAAATTCTTTTTGGTCCATGTTGAAGATAATCTGCTATATCGTATTGCATTGGAGTTGGATCCGGTAATTGGAGATGTTTCCATGCAAGATAGAGAAAATTCTTAAAAATTTTTAATTTTGTTGGTGTTTTTAATTTTTTCACCTTCTCAGAGCCTCGTAATCGCTTTTAAATGACTGTTGGTATACCTAGGGTACCCAAATAATTTAAGTGCCATCATGCTCAAATGGAAGGCCTTCTAAGAGGTCTAGGTTCGGATCGGCCATTATTCCTGATGAATAGGTCTTACATATATCCAAACACACCTTCATTTCACTAGCTGATAGCGGATCCGGTGATTGTAGCCTGGCATGCGCCTGTTTAATTAACATGTCTACTATTTGATCTGCTCTTTCTTTAGTTGTTAGATCTTGTTGGTGCTGGGATTTCTTGTTCGTTACTTCCATAAACTGTAAACTCTCCGATTGTTACTGAATGTCTTGAACATGCAGATATAAATATTAAACCTAGTATCAATATTGATCTCATAATCCTGTTTGTTTTTTATGGCTCTCACCCATAAAAATTTTACCATCCCAATCTGAACTAACATGGGTTGGTGGCTCACCATTTAACCAATGTTGTATTGATAAAAAGGATCCACCATTTTTAGATGATAATGCACCATGAGGATCATTAGGCCTTACTCGAATTGTTGTGTATGCATATTTAGGCATACCTTCATACTCTTCTAAGGATTGCTCATGATCTATTGCATATTTACCATTGTGTGTAAATTCCATTCCATATAAAAATAATTCATAACTATCTACATTAGGATGTGTATGAACCGGTATAGTTACATTAGGTTCACAGATAAATAATTCTACCTGGAAGTTATCTCTTCTATATAAGACAACACCGCTAACACCTTCTATAAATAATAGAGGATCATTGTATGGTGCATAAATTCTTTTAATGTCGCCTGAGTTAAGATACCAGTCTGCAAATTGTGATAAGGAATCTTCTTTAGGATCTATCATTTCTTTTTCTTTTTAGGAAATCCAGCTTTCATATTTGCATATGCTTTAGGTGTAATTGTAGATTTCTTTTTAGATCTTGAAGTTCCAGCTTTTTTTCTTTTATTTATATTTGCATAAAGTCCAGGTTTACTTGGCATAATTATCTCCCTAGTGGATTACTGTTTTCTAACTCTAATTGTCTAACTTGTGTTTGTAATACTTTAATCTCAGCATTATTAATTTGGATCTGAGTTTCGAGTGGTTTTATATCAACTGTTTTTTTAGCCTCAATAGAATCTAATCTTGTAGACATTGAGCCGAACTTAGAAAAGCCGCCACCTATTGCAATTACGATTGAGAGTAATACTCCCCATGTTTTTATATCTTTAAAATCCATAAATTAATAACCTCGTATATTTCTTAAATGTTCTTTTGCTTTAATTAGATCTGCATTGGCCTGGTCTACTTTTTGCTGGTATTGATAAAATACCGGTGATGATATTACACGATCATCTTTTTCCAGTTCCCTGGTATATGCATTTGTTAATGACATCTGAGGGATCTCTAATTGATTCTCAAAGATCTCATTACCAAACTGTGAGTAACTTGTTATAGCATTATTGTTTTTACCCATCATGATCTTAGCTACGATCATTTGTGTAACTGCTATTCTTTTATCTACATCTTGAATCTTAGATGCAACTTTATCTGCTATATCATCTATAGTTATTGCAACTTCAGTATCCCTATTGTCGTTTTCATTTTCGGAACTCTCGATACTTTCCTGATCACTTGACATTGATTCGATAATACTTTCTGCTGATTCTGTTTCTGTAATCTCTTGGTTTTCAACTCTGCTTTCAGTTTCAATGTTTTCTGCATTATTTACCTCTACATTAGATTCAGTGTTTATTACTGCGAGAATAATTTCTTCTTCTTCTACATTTACTTCAATAAAGTTTTCCTCTGTGATTTCAACTGCTAATTCTTCAACCTCTTGTATTTGTATTTCTTCAGTAATAATTTCAGTAGGAATAACTTCTTCAAATGATTCAAGTACCTGGTTTAATTCTTCTACACTTTCAGTTATAGCTGCGGCCTGGACTTCAGTAACATATTCATTGTTATAATTTAAGACAACTTCGATATCATCAAAATTAACTCCCCCATATCCACTTTCCTGTGCAGCATCATAACCACTTAGTTTTATGTTACCGATACTTGCACCAGTACCACTGTAAATTAATTGATCAGTGAAAGTAGATCCCAGGATCGGAGTTGGATCTGTTCTAGTATTACTTGCAGTGGCCAGGACATTATTATCACTATCTCTAAATTGTAATCGAACAGTGAAACTATCATAGCCGCCTCGGCCTGATCCAGCCCAACAACCTGAAAGTTGACATTCACCATTTTGTACATTGAATGTGGAGATCAATGTAGAAGGATTATTATCTAACATAGGTTGAGTTATGTTATCGCTTATGAGGGAAAATGATTGTGATAATGATCCTGACTTACCGATCTCCACATCTTTAGTTGAATTGTTTAAACTACAACAATCATTGAATACTGCTACATCTCCTTCTGTAGTCCAATGATTCAAATTACCTGATTCAAAATTTCCATTTAGCAATAGGTTGTTAGTAGTCAAACTCTCAGCATGTACCAAATAAGGAGTGGAAAAAATACATGCTAATAAAAATCTTTTAATCATTCTTTAAACTTTCTTTATAAATTCGATACTGATCTACTTGATCTGTAACATCAGCATTTAATTTATCCCATTCTGCTTTAGCCTCTTTACCTATCTTTCCATTAATTGGACAGTAACTCGCAGCATCATATAAGGCTCTACGAACATTTGGATCCTGGCATAACAGTGATAGCGCACCAATTCGTAAACCCATTTTATCCAGGGTAGTTGCTAGTAAGCGCCTTTCACAATAAGAATCATGATAATAGGATGAACCAGCGATCCCAAAAGTCACTGTACTTAATGCACCGCTATATGCAATCGTACAACTTTGAGATGAATAGATCTGAGTTGAGGGTGCATTGGCCGGTGCAGCCGGTGTTTTATTATTATTGTGATTGTTGGTTGTAGAATTTGTAGTGGAATTAGTTACAGGATTTGAACCTGAATTATAATTAGTTGTAGACTGCTGCTCGTAACCTACAATACTTGTATTATTTCCACTGGTACTTGTATTGCTTGATGTATTATTAGATGAAGTTACATCAGCTAATATAGTTTGCTCTAGGCCTAAAAATATAATCATTAAGATTAAAAGTAATAAACATTTTAAATATTTCATTACTTAGCCTTTGCAATAGATGATCCTACATACATAGAAACAATAGATAGTATTATATTCTTATGCCAATCTAAGATCGCTATGCCTTCTACTTGTTGCCAGGTATATGATGTGTTCCTGGTATCAAAGATCAGCCAATCGGATCCGGTAGTTACCTCAGTTTGAATATAAATCGGAACATCAGATATCAATGGTGCTAGTGTAGGAACTATTATGATCGAGAATATGCAACTCAAAACTATAATTCTTCTTGTCATCATAAAGAAGGAATTTGTATTATTCCTAACTTTATCTCTACTCTCTTCTTCTAGTTTATGGTTAGCAGTAAGTTGTTTCATCATCTCTGCTTGTGCATTTGCTTTAGCACCCATAATTTGCATTATGGCACCAAGTCCGGCACTACCAAATAAGTTGATCATTTCCCAAGTCATTTTCCAAAGTATCCATAAATGATTGCAGCTATACCACCAAGCCAGGCCAGTAAGGATACTGCACCTTTACCTCGGTTTACTGTATTCTGCAAGTTATCTATTTTAGCCTCTAACTTATCCAGTCGATCTGCTAGTTGTTCCGGTGTAATCATTTCTTTTTCTTTTTAGCTGGTTTGCTTTTTGGTTTTTTATACATCATGTTTGTGATCTCCGGTTAAAAATAATTGTTCAATGAAAAATGCTGGTGGATCTATTTCCCACCACTTATGGCCATGCCTATGATCTTTAGATATTGTATGGTGATAGTTATGCCAACCTTCACCCCAGCTAATTAAACTGGTTAATGGTGAATTGACTGCGGTGCAATCTTTATTTGGTTCAATAACTATATATCCAAAATATTTACAATGTGGTATTACACCAAATGCACCAGCCGCCTGGTAAATACATGCTGCTGGAAATGAGAATCCAAAGATCCCTAACATTGGATCAATAGCATATAAAGTTATGATCCAGGTGAATAATAAGATCCAATAATGTTTAGTAATAAACATATAATCTTTATCTTTTAAAATATCTTTTACCATAGTTTTAGGTACTTTAATTGGATCATATAGTGTGAGCCAGGCTCTTATGTATCCTATACGATCAGGTGATTCATTATCTTTATCACTACCGCTATACATATGATGATACCTATGCATTGCAGTCCAGGATAATGGACTTCCAAATGCTGATATAACTGTAAGATATTTTAAGATCTTAGTTTTAATTGGTGTTGTACTAAAAGATCTATGAGACATAAATCTGTGGATAGCAATATTAGTTGAAAATATATTTACTAATCCCCAGGCCACTAATCCATAAACAATATATTCAGGAAAATAAATACATCCAGCTATTGCTATAATATGATTTATTAATGCTAGTAATTGCACACCTCTTGCATGATTCATATCCACCTCAATTTAGTTATAATCCAAACCCAGGGATCAAATTTACAATGTTTTAGTTTAGGTTTAATATGGTGTTGTACATGAAATGATTCTGAAAATGCAACAGGATACATATAAGGAACATCTCTAACTTTACCTAAATGACACATAATGCCTGTAACTGTCATAACCCAAAAGGTTGTCATAGCTACTGCTGTTGCCCACATCAAAAACATATCAAATGGCAAAACTAAAAAAAGAATAAAGTTAAACGTATATGCTAAAACTGTTTCATGTTTAGTTAAAAATAGTTGCCATTTATTTCTTAACCTATCTCCACATAAAGATAAATCGTAATCTTGTTCGTGTGTTCTAAATATAATATATAACCATGAGCTATGCTTTGGACTGTGTGGATCCGAAACAGTATCTGCATATCTGTGGTGGTTTCTGTGCCATGCACTATATGATATTGGTGTGCCTATTAATGCAGTCATAGATATTACACTCATTATGTTTTGAAACCATACAGGTGGATTCCATAGATTGTGTGTAGCCCATCTATGAATAAACAAACTCATAGTAAATTCTAATAAAAAGTAAAAGAGTATGTAAGTGTATAAAAGTTGTAGCCAAGATAGTGCTACAAAAGAATATAATGCTAATCCAAAGTAAGTAATATATAAGATACTAAGTAACACATTAAAATTCCCAACAATGTTGTATCTGACCTGTTTCTGTTCCATCATATGTTACAGCATTTCTTGTGTAGGTGCCGAGCATTACACCATCAGCTTGTGCTTGTGTAAAATAATTATCTACTCGACTATCTTTAATGCAAGGTATTCTATACTTAGATACACCTATTGATTGTTGATATGCTTTGTGATTTGTGTGCCATTCTGATGTATAAAACACAGCTTTACTTCCATTAATTGTGCCATTTAAAACAACGTTCCATACAAAAGTATCGCTTGGATTATTATTTCCTACTATCCAATTAATTGGAGTATTATCTTTTTTAACTAAAATTCCATGTCTTGTGTTAGATTCAAAATTAAAATGTTCTCTAGCCCATGTTTTAATTTCATCATCTGTAGTTAAATCATTAGGATAATTAAGTGTTCCTGATTTAATGTCATCTAGTGATGTTGAAAACAAAATATCAAATGTTGCATCATCTATTGTATCTGCTCTTTCAAATGTTATTGCCATATTAATATACCTTTAAATTAATTTGTTGGTTGTCTGTACTGAAAAAATTCCAAAGTCCTACATTTTGGTCAATAATAAGAGATGCTCCATCTCTTACATTAGAACTTGATGCATTTTGCCCAACAGGATAAAACATTTTACTATTATTAGATTTAGTAAGAAGAATACCTCTTATTCCCTGTAATGGCGCTCCACTAAAAGCAATATTAACACTATTGTTAGGTGGTGATAGTTCATCTCCTGTTATTTGTGATATTTTAAATTCAGTAAGAGTACAAGTATTACTAGCAAAATCATCAGGGTTGGTACATGTTGAACTTCCAAGACTTCCTTTATTACTACTTGATGAATAACCTCTAAAATTTATTCCACCAGCTTTATTGACATTACCCTGATCAAACCAATGGTCTACTGTAAGTGTTGTATCTAACCATACATCATCATCTCTCATTTCTGCCATTTCAAATGAGTAGGTTGAGCCACTAACAAAACCAAAGTTATAGTTTGTTTTACTTCCCCAATGGAAACCAGTTGAACCTGTCAGGTTCGCATTACTGCCGCCTGTTCCCGATAAACTACCACCCTCATTAAATAATAAATCTCCTTTTCTTCTGCTTAAATAAGTGTTGCCTATTTTTATATACCAAAAGTCTGCTATTTCTTGTGCTGACTGTACTGACGACACTTCAACACACAGCATTTTTTGTGGGCCAGGACTAGGTGAGCCAATTTCTTCTTGGTCAAACAATCCTGTCATTTGTATTGTATTTGTACTTAATGACATAGAACCTATACTAGAATTACCATATGCAGTATTGTTATCTCTACCTGTATATCTTGCACTGTATGAGCTATTTTTAGCCTCTGTTACTGTGCCAGCAGTCATACTACCAGCAGCTACTATTACAATGTTTGATGTACCATAAAAATCTGCTCCTAATTTTATTTGACCACTAGCTGGTACACCGCTAGCAACTCCATAGTATTCAGATAAACTATGAGGTGCAGAGCCACCAAACTCAGTAGCTATTTCACTTAGTTTTATTTGACCACTACTTTGTAAAGCCATTCTTTAACTCCTTAATTTCCTCTTTAAGTTCCTTAATACAGTTGATTAATAATCCATGTATAGCATCATACTCTACTGTTTTATATTTTTTACCATCTACAAGTGCTAGTTCTTTTTCTCTTACTGCCTCTGGTAAAACTTTTTCTAATTCCTGTGCAATGATTCCAGCAGACTTCTGTCCATTGTGTCTTGTAAATGTAACACCCCTGACTTCATCAATCTTATCTAGTGCATTAGGAATCATTTGTATATCAGATTTTAATGCAACATCTGATACTGTAGTTGAGAAAGCAATAACATCTCCATCAGCATGAAAGTCTCCATCTGCCTCAAACCTAAATTCATTGCTATTATTTATATGTATATTCATATGAGCATTATCTGACCAACTTATATAATCTGTTGAATCTCTTCCAACATTACCTGTGATGTATGCATTTCCTGTTGTTCCGATATTGCCTGTACCAGTTATATCATTAGAATTTAAATCTAAATTACCACCTAATTGTGGTGTTGTATCATTAACTAAATCTATTTCAGAATATTTAGCTAGTCTTGTACCACCAGCAGTTGATCCATCATGTACTCGTAAAGTATTGTTTGTTGTATCTACAGTAACTTCCCTGGCACTACCAGTGAAGGAACTATGTTCGGTAGCAGTGCCACCTCTGTGTTGTAGTAGTTTTGCCATAAGTTACCTCGTTATGTTAATCCGCCAAAGTCCAATTGAAGGTTAGTACCATCAATAGTTCCAATGTTATTTAAGTTATTATTTTGTCCATCTAATGCACCGCCTAATTGTGGTGTTGTATCACCAACTAAATCAGTTGAAATACCTGTTAGATTAGATCCATCTATTGCCGGTAATGTACCGGTAAGATTAGCTGCTGGAATGTTTCCTGATCCTGTGATGTTATTACCATTGAGATCTAAATCACCGCCTAGTTGTGGTGTAACATCACCTACTATATCTGTAAGTCCAGCAGTTATACTAGCCCAGGAAGTTCCATTATAATATTTCAATGCATTATCTGTACTGTTATATGCTAGATCACCTTCATCCAAACTTGTTGTAGGATCAGATGCACCAACTCTATATCTATCAGCAAAACTATTAACACCTGAAATATTAGATGCAACTGTTGTAATATTTGAATTATTACTAGCCACAGTATTTATATTAGATGCATTACTGTTTACTGCATTAATGTTTGTTTCGTTTCCAGCAACTGCATTTATGTTTGTAGAATTGCCAGCAACACTATTTATATTTGTAGAGTTACCAGCAACTGCATTTATATTAGTTGCATTTCCAGCAACTGCAGTTATATTAGAATTATTAGTTGATACTGTAGACACATCAGATGATATACCAGCAACAGTATTTACATTTGCAATATCTCCACTTACTGTTGCAATATTTCCAACAACACCACTAGCACTTAATGTGTTCATGTTGTTTACATTTGAAGTTGTTGCTAGGGTATTTAGATCAGAAACTATATCTGCAGTAGCTAAAGTATTTAAATCTGCAATGATATCTGAAGTTGCTAAAGTATTTACATCAGATACAAAATCTGAAGTTATATTACTTGATATACCAGCTACTGAAGTTACATCACTGGATATAGCAGCTACTGTTGTAACATTTGCATCTATTCCAGCAACTGTATTTACATTTGATATGTTACTAGCAACAGTGTTTACATTTGTAATAGATCCAGCAACTGTATTAATATCATTCCCTGATCCTGTGCTTACTGATTCAGTAATTGATCCTAAGTCATCTATATAAAGTATTTCACCAGCTACTGCATTAACATTAGCAATGTTACTACCTACATTATTTACATTGGTTATGTTATTTGAAACTGTTTCAATATCAGATGTAGTTTCATTTAGATCATTTGCTGCAGTTTCTATTTCTGATATAGCCTCATTAAGATCATTTGCTACTGTTACTACATCATTAATATTTGTAGCTACTGTATTTACACTTGATATTGATCCGGCCACAGTTGATATATTTGAATCATTATTAGCTGCAGTTGTAACATTTGCAGAGATCCCAGCGACTGTAGAAACATCTGAAGATACCCCGGCTACTGTTGTAACATTCGCATTATTACCAGCTACAGTGCTAATGTTTGAATCATTACCAGCCACAGTATTTATATTTGTAGTATTAGCGGCTACTGTTGAAATCGAACTAGCTATACCAGCAGTAGTATTTATATTTGCTTTATCACTTGTTGATAGCCAAGTTCCTTCTAAATAATTTTTAGTTACTGCATCTTGTGCTGATGTTGGATCAGTAACATTAGTAATTCGTTTGTTAGCTGCAGTCCATTGAAAGTTTGCTGGATCCTGTTGAATCGTATTAGCTGCAGTATCAATAGCCTCTTGTGACATAAAGAATCCTTGTTTACTATCTGTATCAAGATCAGATTCTTTTAATACTGATCCAGCTACATAATCTGTAAGTCTAGTAGTTTGACTAGAAGTTCTTCTAAATTCTATAGCTGCGCCATTTGCTGGAGCAGATGCTAATGTAGCTACTGTATTTCCGGATGATAATGTATATGGTGTACTTACACCATTTACTGTGCAAGTTAAGTGACTTGCATCAATAAAGTCGAATGTAATACTGAAAGCAGTAGTATTACCATCTCCAGTGTATTGTACGAATGAGTTAGCCATTGCTTATTTTATGATCTCCATTGTGTTGATTTATTATCTAAACATGCACTTCTAGTACATGATTAATCTTTCTGTAGTGCTGCCTGGTGCGCCTGTGATTGTTTCCTGATCTACACCTGATCTTCTGTTAGATCTTCTGTTTTTATCTACTTCTCTAATTGCATCTTTTAAATCAGGATATGATTTTTTAGTTAAGTTAAATGCTTTTTCTTTATATCTATTATAGATTTGCTCTATCATAAATTCTTTTTTACCTTCAAAATTTTCATCCCCAGTTTTAGCTTTTTCAAAAGTTCTACTTTCTACTTTTCTTTTTATAGCCTCTTCTAAAGTTCTACCATTAATTTTAATGGTACCCATTTTCTCTCTCCAAAAATCTAAAGCGGTTTGACCTTTATCATTTTTAAATTCTGCTAAATCAATTTGTTTTCTTTTTATGTATTGTTTTGGTGGAGTTAGGTTTAAATTACCATCTACAGTCAAAGCCATAATTTGAGCTTTCCACCAGTCCATGTGTAACTCACTTTTTCTACCTATTAATAATGGGCCTTGTATAAGGCTACTAAGTCCATTATCGTTTGTATAAACAGTTGTTCCGGCTCTTGTAATGGGTTTACCAAAAACATCTCTTTGAGGTTCTAATTCATCTCCCATATAAAGAGCATCTAACATACGATCAGAAAATGATCTAAAATCTTTTGCCTCTAGATCAAAGTTTTTGCGGAATGTATTATAAGGTGCAAAGTTAGATACTTGTTTACCAAAGAATTTAGAAACTTTATTTTCATCAGGATCTTCTAGTAACTTAATTACATCTCCAATACCTTTAGTGTAAGATTTATCGCCTACATTTTTCATTACAGATACTAATAAATTTCCAACCATATCAGCAAAATCTGCATTAGGATGATAATTTTGTGCCTCTGATAAATCAGCCATTATTCCCCAATGAAAGAATCTAGGATCCATTCTGTTGTATTGCTGGTAATAGAATGTACCATCAGATTTTTTAACTAAGATTGAATATTCTTGCCAACCAAATGATTTCCATATTTTTCTAGTTCTATAATCACTAGGGCCTCTACCAGTCATTTTAGGTAACTGAACAACTTTACCATCAGGTAAGGTTACTTCTTCATATGACTTGGTATTTATCCAGCCTGTTAAGATCATACCGGCACCAATTACTTGTCTACCTATAACATCTGCTCTACCTTGTGGCCCTGAGTAATAAAGTTTTTGCATCCTGTTTGTATACATACCTAAACCTGGTGTATACTCAACTGCTTGTCGCCATAAGTTAGTAGGAGTTCTAATAAAAGGTATTATAAATCTTAGGCCTGGATATGTGTTTATTACAGTTTCAATTGTTTCTCCCCAACTTTTACCTTTAGGATCAAACAACTGACCAATCAAAGGAAGTCGGTGTGCGAACCTTACATCATTACCTTTTAATTCTAATTGAAATGTATTTTCTCTAGCAGTGTATAGAGCATCTTTATATAGTGATTTAAAATTACCGGCACCTGTATCTACATTAGCCCTACCATTTGCATCAAATGCATTAGCTAGTATTTCTTTAAATAATTTTTTACCTTGTTTAGATTTTGGATCTATATTTCTTTTTAAAACTAAATCCATTGCTTGTGCATAAACTGCACCTCTATAATTTAGTTGTTTGAAAAATTCATCTCCAGTTACTAAGGCTCTACTTGGTAATTGAGTTAAATGGCCAAACCAATCAGCAACTGTTGCTGGTGCGCCTGTTAAATCAAATGCATCTCCACTAATAGGAGCTGCTTTGTTTGCACCTCTTTCTAAATAATCTTGTGTTTGTATTTTAGTATCTAATACTGGATCACCTGATCTTGCGGCTCTCCATATAGCTTCCCACATACCACTAGCATTGTGATACATACCAGCAAATTGAGCAAAGCCATGTCGCCTCGCCTCTGCATTACCTGTAACTACACCACCTACAATTCTAGCAGCCGGTTGGCCTATTGCTTGGTATGCATTAGATACTAAGTTTACTGCTTGTGTCCAGTGTGATGATAGTAATGAATTTATATATAAAGACTGAAATGCTCTTAATGCTTTTCCTTTATGTACTTGCTCTAATACTTCATTAATATCTTTTGATTCTGCTATTGCTTTAGCTAATGCGCTAGAATCTCCTTCTAACAAATCTAAATTCTTTTCTAATTTATCTATATCAATAATTTTAGAATCACTAGCAGCCATTTCAACATTACCTTTTTGAGTAGTTTGTGCAGCACTCTTGATTTGTAATTTTAGATGCATGGACACTTGCCTAATTATCATTGCAGTTTTATTTATATTTTTTGCTGACTGCTCGAACTCAGCACCACTTCTAATTCCTTGTTTGTTGAATTTGTTATTATGAATAACTGATAATCTTTCTATTTGTAAACCTAGTCTTTGCAGTATTGCTTTTGCAGCTAATACTTTAATAGGCATTGTCATAGCCTCATCAGTAGTTTTACTCATACCTTTAATAACACTTTCAGGATTTTCACCTAATGCTTGTGCTAAACCTTTGGCTGCTTTATCAGTTAATACTCCATCTTTCATAAAGCCTAATTCTTCTTTAGTAAATAACTGTATGACATCATCTATAGATCTTAGTGCGCCTTTAGTTGAAAATGATGCAGTGTTAAATAATTGTTCAAACAAAGTTTCTAAATCACCATGTTTAGTTTCTTTTGTTATCTTAATATTTTCAGCTATATCAGGATTAATATCTCTATTAATCTCAGCCATTTTTCTTCTAGTCTTTTTACTTCTAGTTCCTCTAACAATATCTAAAATTATATCTCCACCTTCTTCTTTAATAATTCTTTCTTTTTCTTCAACAGTAGCCTTTTTAGCTTGTCTTGATTTTTTAATAGCTCGTATACCTACGAATAAAGGATAAGCAACCATACTACCTACACCACCTAAAACTACACCTTCTAGCATTAGTTTCATTCTAGCCTCTAAATCACTATCATCTTCATCTATTGATAAATATTGGGTAACAGTGTTATTAAGTATAGGTGAATTGAACTCTTCTAATACATTAGATAAATTTCCTTCATGAGGATTAAACACTGTAAAATCTGCAATCGCACCAGCAGTCATTCCTCTAAGTGTAGTTTTACCTAATGTACCACCTAGGCCTTTACCTTTTAAAAATTTATTAGGGCCTATAAATCCTGTAATAAACTGACCTATTGGTGCAGTAACTTCTCCTACTTCTGTTTGAGGTTTATAAATTTGTGGGAATCTTCTTTGCTCTAGCATTTTATAATCACCTTCTTTAACTTCTGATGGTGTTATAATATCTAAATCAAATTCTCCTTTTTCATTTTGTATTTGTAAGTAACCTGTAGTTAATAAATGTTTTTGTGCAAATCTATCAAATTCATCTATAGCTAATGCTGGGCCTTCTAGTGCTGCGCTAAGTACACCATCTAAGGTGTAATCAGTCCAGCCTGGACTATCTTCATTTAATTCATTTTCTAATCCATTTTGGTATGAGCCTATAGCTTGTTTCTGATCTTCTATTTCAGCATTATTTTTTTGTATTCTATTTAATCTACTCATTCAAAGTTCCTTTCCATGCCTCATATTCATCATATAATTCACCTAATTCATCTATTGTAAATGTAAATTTTTTACCATCAGCAGATGTTTTACCTCTTCCAGTTTGTCTTAATAAAGATGCAATAACTGGATCAACTAAAGTATTTGAATTAATAACTGTATCGCCAGGTACAGTTTCATTTTGAGATAATTGCACATAACTATCACCAATGAGTTTCATTCTTCCTAAAATATTAAATCTACTTCCTTTTGTATAATTATAAATTTTATTAATATCTGCCTCTTTATATTTAGCAACTAAATCATCTATTAAAATATCTGACATCATTATCTTTTGATCAGGTGGTAAATTTTTATTTTCTCTTAAAAATGAAGTCCACTTACTATTGTATTCAATCATTAATTTATTAAATTTTTCTCTACCTTCTAGGCTTTCAGGATCGTTTTCTAATGGATCTGCAAATTTTCTTTCTGCAAGTTTAATTTTATCATTTACATATTCTGATACTGCTGCATCTTGTGTTAGCCTTGTTAGATCTTTTTCATGTAATATTTTTTCAGCTTTTAATTTATCTATTTTTTTATTCCATGCCTCTATATCTTTACCAGCTAACAATCTTGATCCATTAGGCCTTTTGAAATCTTTTATCATTAACATAATTTCTTCTGCTAATTCATAATCTGAATCCACACTACCCTTAACTGCTAATGTTGATATAACATTTTCAGCAGCTTGAACTACAGTTTTATTAAAATCATTTCTTCCTACAAATCTAAATTCATTGGATTGTAAATCTAATTCATTTAAATATGCTTGTACTGTAGCTAAATCATTTGGATTTTTAGATATTGTATCTTCAACTATAAGTTGTAAATTTAATTTACCTTTCTCTTTCAATCGAGTTGCATTAGCACTTGCATATTTACTACTTAATTGTTGTGATGACATTGCAACAAATGGATCAAAACCTTTATGAAAATGAGTAGAATACTCACCCATTTGATTCATATAATCTCTATCATACTGTTCTGACCATTTCATATATTGTTGACCATCTACATCATCATCATCACTGTTAGTCATATCAGCAAACCAAGTTTCAAATGCTATTCTTTTTTTAGTATTGTATTCAATACCAGCAGTTTTCCCTTTTATATTATCGTAGGCTGCAATGTAAAAATCTGATTTAGTTTTTTCTATTTCACCACTATCTACTGCATCTTGATAAGATTTAAAATTATCAATTCTTGCAGCTTGTTCGGCCTCTGCTTTTACTTTTTTATCTAACTCAGTACCTACATATTCACCATACTTTTGTAAATTTTTATTTAAACTTCCTAATGCTGATACTAATTGTTTACTGCCAGTATCTTGACCAGCAATACCTACTCCGAAGAATCCTTTTTGAAATGCCATTAATAATTACCTCGCAATGCTCTTTGTGATTCAACACTCATTCCATAAGTAGTTCTATTATATTTTTCTGTTTCAGTAGGTAGATCACTTGATGAGGATTTACCATACTTACCTGATACTAAATTAGAATAACTACCAACTGCTGATGAGCCTATACCAATTAGTAAACCAGCTTTACTAGGTTGAAATACATCCGGTAATTTACTATAAGATCTTCTCATAGCTGCATATGCATCATCTTGGGCGAAGATATTAGATATGTTGGCATCTTCTTGTTTATCACTTAACATGCTAAATGTAGGTTGATAATCAAAACCTATATCTCTTAGTAATGCCTCAACATTTTGATTACCACTTTCTAATCCTTTAAGTAATCCTTTATCTTGTGCTTTGAGTAATTCTAATGATTTACCTTCTTTTTCTTTAGCAGCATCTCTTAATTCATTTTCTTTGATTCTATCTAGTTCACTTAAATCAGCTAGGTATGCTCTATTTGCAGATTTTCTAGCCTCTTTATTTTTAAGTTCTTGTGCTGCTGCTTGATCTTTTTGAGCCTGGTATTGTTGTTGTTGTTGTAACACACTTAAACCAAATGATGCTATTGCTATAGTTGTGGGTTCACACATTATTTTTCTTTTGACCTCATAATTAAAATAAATGGTTTGTTATATCTTCCTATGTTTTTTGTAGCTAGTGGTTTAAACCCACATATTTGCAACCACTTTAATGATTGCCAATTTTTTTCATACACAAAATTATAAATATGATCATAATTTTTATGTAACTTCTCAATCCATTTAACTGAATCTTTGAAAAATGATATAGGAAATTTTTGTAATTTAGCTGATGACAATAACCATACAACCCCGAAACCTTCTAATTCAGGATCTGCATTAACTCCAAACATTCCATAGATAGTTCCATTTGGAGATACTATAGAATAATTATCTGCATCCTTTTGTGAAAAACAACTTAGTAATGCATCTATCGGTGTATCATCATGTGAATATTTAATTTCTAATTCATCTATAGGTTTTAAATCTTTTGATAATTTAACTGCATCAGTGATTTCGGCTTGTCTAACTTTATAATGGTTATGCACGATTAGATCTCCTATAATAAAATCCTTCCATTTCAGCAGATACAATATTTGCCGGTAAATAAGAAGATGATTTTACAGTTACAGAATGTTGTGTATTTTGTGCCTGGATCGGTATTCTAAATGTACCGGTATTTAATACTGGTTGGTCTATTAAAGATGTTGAGCTATCAATAATGTAACCATTAAAGGTATATGTTTTAGATGTTCTATTATCATGATCTACAACTACTTGAAAGAATCCAGTGTTAGCATAATCAAAACTCATAGTTCTTACTTGTAATCTTCCTGAAGTAATAGCGGCTAGGCCACCAGTCTTTCCAGGTTCTCTTAAATATTGAGTAGATAAAGTGTATAAACTTGTAAATGAAAATCCAAAATATGCACTAGCTATATTACCTTCAACAGTTACAGTAGTTCCTGATTGTGAATTTATAACTAGATCAGATCCTGAAGTAGCATTAATACATTGTAATCCAGCTTTAACTGTGTAAGGCATTGTAAATGTTGTAAGGCCTGTAACTGAATCATACGATCCTGTAAGTTTAACTCTTTGATCTAAATATATATTCATATCTAGATTGCTATCTTCTAAATTTCTTAAATCAATTTTATATAAATTAGCTTGTTGTCTTTCATTAGCAATAATGTAGACATTAGATTCATTTGAAAATGCACCTACAATTTGCACATTTGGAAACTCCCAGTATGACCAGGCTGATTGTACTTTTTCATTTCCATTCCAAAAATATTTATAAATATATAATCTATTTGCAAGTGTAGGATTAACATTAGATCCAGCAGAATATGGTGCAGTGTTTAAATCAGTACCATCATCTACTAATGCTAGTAATGTATTTTCAATAGTATTACTTATAACTGAATAACAGTTACTACTAATTAAACTTGGTACACCAACAGTCACATCAATAGAATCGTAGTTAGTAGTATCAGGTTGAACATAATATTCTCTTAGTGAGATCTTATCTCCCCTGGACTGTGCAAAATATAAATAGTTACCAGCACCAACAGGTGTAACACTAGATTTATTTTCAAACCTAGTAGTAAGTGTTATAGCTGCATCAGCCGGTGATAATGAATTAGTTCCACTATCAACTTTAAATTGTGCTAAATCACTAAATAATATTAATTCTTCATTAAATGGTATTGCATGTTTTAATACTGATACTTCATTTGATGTAGCTGCAAGATCAATACAATCTGTATCTAAGACTGCTGCTACAGTTTGACTAAAGAAATTAAAGTATCCACCAGCCTCACTCATAATAATATTTTCATCAGCTAATAAACATAATCTGTTTTTATGAAATGTAATGTTATTAATATTGAATCCTATAAATGAAGGTTCCGGATTTGTATTATCATCTCCACAAACTCTTTCAGTCCATTCGCACTCTTCAAATATAAATGTGTTATTAGTTTGCCTAACTAATTTATGAGGCATTGTAGCTGGATCTATAGTTGTTTTAATTCCAGGCGCAGCACATTCTAACCATGTACCAGTACCTTGAAATTTTACATAGTAATCAGTTGTTACCTGTCCTTCATCACCAGTAATTTTCATTATGGTACCAATAGGTGCATAGTAAGGTAGATCAGTAAAATCATTTATAGAATCTTTAATGACATACATTGCGCTATCACCAGCACCATCAGATGTAGTGATCGTAAAATTAGCATTGTTATCAGTAGGCCTAATATGGATCACTGAATTGTATTGTGTAATCGTAAAATAATTTGAGATAGCTGCATTAGTTAAAGCAGTACCTGAATGAGTACCTGGAGATCCACCTGATCCTGTTCTTAATATAGATGCAATTTTTGCAGTATCTCTTAGAAATCCCTGGGTAGCCACATTATCACCATTCGGCATAGCAAATGAACTAGTCAAA